CCTCAAGAGCATAGATGTTAACTGCACATTCAAGATCCTTGATATCTACACCTATATTTTCGCTAATAGAAATGCCTGTTGTTCCATTACTAGCGCGAATTTCTAGAGTGCCAGCCTTAACTTTAAAAACACAGTTCTGTGCAAAGTCACCTTTGCCTGAGAATTCACATGCTCTTGTAATAATTCTTTTCAGTATACTACATTGCATATAAACTCCTACTCTTCCTCACCATGTTCTTCTTCATCTTCTTCTAGATCGTAGAATCCAGTCTTAGTTCCAGGCTTTTCAACTAAATACTTTTCTTTGGGAATATTAGTTCCCTTGATTAGTTTAAGGAAAGCTGCCTTTGTTAATTTAAGAGCATCAAAGATTTTACCTGGAGCTACATTTTCAGATTCAAGATCCTTAACAACATGATAAAGATCCGTTACTGATTCTTTTGTAGTCTTTTGAATACCGAAACCTTCAGTCTTAGAGATTTCAATATTCTTTCCATGATCTAGATAAACTTCAAGACTTTCTTTTACTTGTTTCATCTTAAGTTGTAAGGCTTTGTATTGCCGCGCAGCTTCTAGCGCTGTAACTTCGTCTGTAATAATAACGTCACTTAGTAACGCATTCTTAACAGACGGACAGATACCTCTTACTTCACATAACTGACAGAATCCAGACGGTCGAGCTTCACGATCATTAGGATCATCAATTACTTCGTGATAAAGAATAATATCCGCAACAAGCTGATTACGTAATCGTTCCCAATCATCTGCCCGAGTTACAATGATAGGTTCTGTAAGAACACCATATCTTGAAAACTCAAAGAAGAAATTGATTACTTTCACTTGTGGATACTTCTGGAAAATCAAGAATGGATAATTATCTTTCTGAAGCTTAGTCTTCATTACAGTTGGACTATAAATCTTTCTAGAAGTTTTATAATCGAACACGTTTGCTGTTTCTTGATCATGTTCAATGAAATAGTAATCAATAGCACTTGAGAAATACGCTTCTGGTTCTCCAGGTTTCGGAGCATCAATAATATTCAGATTTTCATCTAAATAAAAACGTTCCTCAATGGACGAAACAAACGTGTCCAGAAGCATTGAGTAATTAACAAACTCTTTAATGTTTACAAGAATGTCGAACGTTTCTTTGTATACTTCCAAAGGAACGGACGCAGCATACTTGTTAATAATAGAATCCCAATACTCGAAATCTGTAGCGCAATTGTTCCTTAAACAATGAACGCCATAATCTTCAAGAGCATCGTGAACCGCAGACCCACGTAATGCTGCACTAGAGATATATCCTTTTAGTTTATCTCTGTAAACTTTTTGAACAGAAAAAGGGCAACGTTTAACTGCTTCTAAAGCACTAGTTCTGCATCCTCGATATGAATGATTAGTTATAGGTTCCATCTAATCTCCGGTTAACGAAAGTATCAACATACTCTTTTATATTTTCCACTGTATATGGAATAATTAAAAGAGTAATATCGTGTTCTTTTGCGTATTGTTCCTTGTAGTGATCTCTTACTTGTGAAAGCAAGAATTCATCTTTAGTTTTATGGAAATGATTAGGAAAGATATAATGCTGATAGCCGTGATACTCAAATGCTATCTTATGTTTTTCGTTATAACCATCCCATTCAAATCGTTGATCATTATAATAAAATCTAGTTTTAATTAATTCAAATCCTAGTTTTTGTTCTAATAATGTTCTACATTGTGTTTCTGTTTTAAAAAAAGAACAATAAGGACACCATTGATTTTGATGTTTAATATTACTCCACGCTGCTTTCCATTGATGTAATTGATTACACTCCCATATTAATGGTAACTTACTATTAATATATTCTGTAGAAATTAATTTACCACCTTTATTTATGGCATATTCTATAAGTTCATTAATATTACTTTGTCTTTGTTTGGCATTTTTATTATCGGCACAATAAGGACACCATGTATTTTGACTCTTAATAGTATGCCAATTAGTTTCCCATTGATGCTCTTTTTCACATTCCCATAATACGGGAAAATTAGCATTAATATATTCGGTAGAAATTAATTTACCGTTTTTAGTTTTAGCGTATTGTTGTAATTCTAAAATATCTGTTCTTCGTGATATCTGTTGTAAGGCAACTGTTTTTTCCGCACAAACAGGACACCAACTATTTCTATATTTAATGTTATTCCATTTCGCTTCCCATTGATGTTCGTTTTTGCATTTCCATAATAAGTTAGTAGAATTATTAATATATTCAGTGGAAAGTAGTTGTCCGTTTTTACTTATAGCATATTGTTGAAGTGTCTCAATTTTTATTTTTGTTTTTTGACTCATTTTACCCCTCTAGCATCTATCGCCATATAGTTCTACCAGGTTAACGAGAGGGATTGACAAGTCGCAATGTCCAAGGTAATTGGATATTACAACGATAGGATCTTCTTCATTAGGATTATCATCTGTTGTATCAATGCTTACTTTAGAATGGAAAGCATCTAACACTGATTGATGAATCTTTTTGAAGTTTTTTAAGAAAGTTAGAATTCCATAATCAGGAGAATCTATTTCGTAAGATACGAGTAGTTCATGAACTTCCCAATTAGGAAATTCTTTCATTGCACGTTCTTGGATATAAAGTGAATCGCACTTAGATTGCATATCATGAGCAATTTTTAAATGCTCAGATCCATGTAATCTAATCCATACGGTCTTTTGTTTTTCAAATAAACCTTCACCGTATGAAATATTGTCTGGAAAGATATCATGGATTCGTGAATAAAACTTAAGTTTTTTGAATCCGTTTACTCCTACTCTAGCAAGTTTAATAATTTCTTTTTGCGTTTGTAGATGCAGAGCTTTTGACTCAGCTTCTAAATTTGCAAGAAACTGTTGTTTCCTTTCAACTACATCATCTACCTGATCGTCATCTTCATCTACTACCTCAGTGTCATCAATTAAGTTATTTTCTTTTGAGATAATTTCAATTGATGTAGGTTCTTCTACAGGTATAGATTCTTCTTCGATTGCTACTGTAATCCCTTCATCTGGAATTAGATTTTGAATAACAGGAACAATCTCAATAACGGTTTCTTCTACTTGAACTGGTGCTTCTTCAGCTACTGAAGTCCAGGGTTTTGACTTAATTGGTTCGGTAACAATGATTGAAATTGCCGTATACTGTTCTTTCTTTTTATCGAATCGCAAACCGTTAAATTGCTCAGGAAGTCCTTTGTATGTCCTTCCTTCTAGTTCAAAATTAGAAAGAGCCGAAGCATTGTTCGGCTCTTTCATAACTTGAACTGGATATTTCTTACCGTTTATTGTGGCAGAAAACTTCACGGTCACTCCTAAAAGAGATCATCGTCTGCCACTTGAGTTGACGAAGCTTTTTCAGTAGTGGATTCAGAGGTCGCTGGCTTATCGGAACGTGGTTCTTCACTAGCCTGACCATTCGTATCGCTATCTACTGAAGTTCCTTCCTCATTATCATCGGCCTCAGATGGTGGGGTTGAAAGTTCCATAGATAGTTCTGACGTAACTGCTTTGTCAGCGATATTGCCTCTGACTCGCGCCATTTCTTGAATCTCTTTAAAATCACCATACACCGTCCCGGTGCCTAGTGCAAGTTCCCGCATCGAACAGGGCATTTTTACCTGAACTACAGGAACGTTCTGCTTTTGCCTTCCGCCCTTACCATCGGGAACCATTTGTGATTCCATAGTAATACTCAACAATACTTCCAATCCTCGTAATGATCCACGAACATTGAACATCATTTCTAATGCCTTCTGGATCTTACTTACACTACCCCAAGCATTAGTTCTAAACTTCCAAACGCCACCAACTACAGGTGCATCAAGAATGAATACAGAAAGAATACCATTTGGCCTACACGTTGTTCCGAATGGATTATTTGAGATTAATCGAAACTTACAATTCTCATAATCACAAGGCACTTCTACTAAAGAACCATTTGACTGTCTACGAACGGCTGTGCAACCATCTTCTGATTTACAAGACCATTCCTTACGTCCCTTCCAGTCTGCGAATGATGTAAAGAATACTTCATCTGGATGATGAAATGGTAATACGACTTTAATCTCTCTCGGCTTTGCTGTATAAATTTTTGTCATTGCTTCAGTCATCGGAACATGAACTGGAGCAATATCAGACTTAGCATCTACAGGATGAGTGAAAAGAAAATAGTCTAATTTAGTAGGAAACCCTTTGTCATTTTTCTTACCAATTGCAATTCTGCCATCGGTAGGTGGTAGTAAAGTTTTTCCTGATTTCTCAAGATTTAGACCCATTGGCCTTCTCCTTTTGGAAGTATCGGATATATCCTTTTAATGATGATTGACGACCTTTATCTAAGTTGTCAATTGCATCACAAAGAATCTCTTCATTTTCAGCGATAATTAAAATCTGTTTCTTAGCTCTAGTTAATCCAGTATACAAAAGATTGCGAGTTGTAATTCTGGATTTGTTTAAAAAGAAAACGACTTTATCAAATTCAGATCCCTGTGATTTATGCACAGTAAAAGCATACGCAAGACCAACCATCCATTGCATTTTCTTATTGTAATAGACTTCTCTTTGGTCTGAGAACTCTGCAATGAAGTCGCCTGTGTTAAATGATTTTCTAATAATGCCCATATCACCATTCATGACATTATTTTGTTTATCATTTTTTAAATGTAAAACCTTATCCTTATCCCTGAATCTTCCAGAACCAGGATTAACAACCTCTTGGATAATAGGATTGATAATCTCTGAACCATGCTCTTTTAACACAGTCAAAAATTGAGCATCTTTCCATTTATCTGATCCGGCTATCTTTTTAATTAATTCTTCTACTGGAGTATTGCCATAGAAGTAAGTTTGCACTTCTTTATCTTCACCCTTAACTAACGCTTGTCCATTAGCGATAGCGTGAGCAGACTGGATAATAGATCCTGGTTGCTGACGTTTAATTTGGGTAAGATGACAGTGGATACCTATTCCGCTTTCTACAATTTGTTTTAATACTTCACCAGGGCCAACTGAAGGTAGCTGACAGCTATCACCCACGATTAATAGCTTGCATGTAGTCTTATCTAATGCGATTGCTAGTTTACCTGCAATCTCAATATCCATCATTGATGCTTCGTCTACAATTACAAGCTTTTCTCGTAATGTTTCGTTACCTTCAATGTTATATCCTTCATATGTATCTGTAAAAAATAAAATGGAATGAAGGGTTCTAGCCTCCATTCCACAAAGTTCTGTAATTCGTTTTGCCGCTTTACCTGTAGGAGCGCAAAGAACAATATTTTCTTCTCCGTAAATCTGTGAGATAACGGAAATTGTTTTAGTCTTTCCAGTTCCAGGTAATCCAGTAAGAATAACTAGATTAGTTTTCTGGAGTGCCAATACAGCTTGTTTTTGTTCATCGGCTAATTGATCGAATGATGGATGAGAGATTGCTACATTATCAAAATATGCCATACCAGAATGATGTAAATCTACTAACGCTTGAGCAAGATATCTTTCAGCGTAAATTAAACGTGTTGGATAAATCTTACCACCTTTAGTAATAACAATCTTCTTAGTTTTTGTTAATGTTTCTTGAACTTCAATTAGATCATCCATCGGAAATTCATGAAATTCTAAATTCTTTTTTAATTGATAATCTCTTGCATAACAATGTCCAAAATCAATCACGCTTTCCAAGGATGCCATATAGACAGCTTTGTTTCTACGTGCATCGAAAGGAACATCACAATGCTTCGCTACCTTATCGGCAACGGCAACAGTAAAACCCTTATCTTTAGAAAACCAGTTCCAGGGATCTAAGATAAGGGTTCTTTCCATTTCCATCAGATCACCTAGAGTAAAATTCTCTAGAATGAACGGGGAGACTTCATATCGTGCATGAACTTTATCTATATAAGCTTGCTTCTCAGCCGATGTTGCACTTTCCTGTAACTTAAAGTCAACCATTATGGCATCGCATAATAAGTGGATTGACTCTCTTGTAATTCAGCGCATTTCTGGAAGCCTTCACTTTGTTCAAAACGACCATCATAAGGAATCTCAGCATTAGTTCCAGGCATGATCATAACAAGCTGACCATTCTTTCTCTTAACTTCAATCTCTTGATTACCGCGTTTCTCTAAAGTCATAACTTACTCCCTATAGATTAGAGAAAAGCTTTCGTAACTCTTCTTCGATAAACTCAGGAGGTCTTTTGCTAGAAGTTGCAAAGATTTTCACAACCTTCTCACAGTTACCTTCTTCTAGAAGAAGAGTTACGATCTTTTCTTTGAAAGATTCCTTATCTTCACCTGGGGTTTCATATGGAGGCGGCGAACTAAATGTAGCCTGACAATGAATACATCGCCATTCTAATCTAGCTTCTCCTTCGTGTGTAAATCCTTTGGGATTAAATACCCAATTCTTACAGAAATTACATACGATACCAATTCTGCCTTTAGCAGAACGAGTAGGAGCTTCTTCAATGTATAACATTAAACCTCCGTTGGAATGCCGCCCTTCATTTCGATTAACTGAACACCTGGCATTCCTTTCAAGTGTTCGTATTCACCTACATAAGTGCCAAACAATTGCATACCATCATTACTATCTGCATATCCCTTAAGGAACTGTGCTAGAACCTTACGGTCTAGAATTTCAAGCCGATCCGTTAGCATCAGCTTGTTCTTAGGATACAGGTTTTTCATGATAACGCAAGCGGCACGTAACTGAAGGGAAGTGCATTCTTCGACCAATGGAAGTCCACGGAAATAGATACCATCCTCTTTCACTTCAATGTCATTGACTTCAAGTTTTGCGCGTTTCGTTAATTCAACGTCAATAAAATTACGTAGCCTCTTAACAAGATCGTCAAGATTCCTTTGACGTTTAACTTTTTCTTCAATGTTACCAAGTGCCGCTAATTCCTTGGCAACTTTAGCGGTTGAAATCTCTTGCTGTTTTTCAGTAAGAGCAGACTTAGTAACTTCTTCATTCTCTGGTTCATCATTTGAAATACTAAGATTATCAAGCATAGCTTGAGTTCTATCACGTTCTGTAATCTTAGATACAAGTGTTTTCTTTGTTGTATTAATTTTATCCAGAGATTCAATTTCTTCATTCAAAGCTAGATTAGTATTATGGAGAGTTTTAAGTTTCTCCTGCATTTCTTCTAGCTCTGTTTTCATTCCGCCTTTTACATCAGTCATATCTGTATTACAGATAATCTTTTGACTAATTGGGCAAGTAGGGAATGGACCTGCATCTAAAGCATCTACTGTTTTCTTTAGCATATTAAACGAACCACGAAGTTCGCTTTCTTCTGCTGAAGTCTTTGAAAATTTCTTTCTTAGATCGGCAAGATTATTAGAGTTTTCAGAGGCACTATTAATTGTAGCTTCGGCTGCCTCAATCTCTCCTTTAAGCACATTAAGCTGATCAACTAACTTCTGATACGTTACCTGATTAGCTTGCGCTGCTTTAATACGAGCATTCTTTTTGATTTGTTCATTTAATTTATCACTCAATGCGTTAACTTCACGTTCCAATCCATCAATGTAAGCTTGATCTGGAATGAAGTCAAGCTTTGCACTTGCCATCTTCTTTTTCATCGTTTCTACTTGACGATTAATTTCAGTTCGTTCCGCGTAGTAACGTTGATATGTTTCTTCACATAATGTTCTTGCATCTTTATTAACGCGACTTCCATCTTGTTCAAAAAGAACAATACCCATATCTTCAGCTTCCTGTTCGCTTAATACCATTTTATTAGCTAGTGCTTCACGAATAATCTTAGCCTGAAGCTTAGGATCAATAAAGATAAAACGAATAGGATCAAAACAATTTTCATTAAAAGAAGATAAAGCAATAGAAGGATCAACTACAGATCCATCACTTTTCTTTGTAATACTAATTCGATCTTTCTTAGATCCGCGAACCAGCATACGATCAAAGATTGCTTTTTCTGTTTCCGCAATTACCCGCGCTTCTGTCTTATTGTTTCTTACATAGAATTGTTTATTACCACCTGCAATACACCATCCTACGGAAGTTAACATCGAAGTCTTACCTTGTCTGTTATCTCCAACAAAAAGAGTTACTTTCTGGCATTTAATTTCTGCTTTCTCAATACCCTTGAAATCAGAAACCTTCAGGCTCACGATCATCGTTTATTCCTTCAGGATGAATGGTTGACGTTGGAATAATAATAGCTCTATGTGCTTTATTTTTGGAAATATTATCTGGATCAGGCATCCATACAGATTTAATACTACCACGTTCATCTAATTGATCTGCGAATTCCTGTTTTAGAGAGTCTGTGATATCGTAATCAAACCCTCGTTTAAGATCAATCTTCAAACGTCTGAAAGAAAAGATAGCGTATACTGTAGAATTAGGATCACTTGGATTCTGCCTGTATTTCCAAACATTAGCTACTGTATTATTCTGCTGTGTATATCTGACTAGCTTAGGTTTATCATGTTGATCGTATTCAATGATCGCCATGTTCATAGTTCTAGTCATTAGACCTTCAGCTAAGTATTCTTTAAACTTATCGTAGACTCTTACATCGGTAGACCTAGCAACCTGTTTCTTAGCTTGAGCTATTAGATGCATTACCAAGCGTTGAATCATTTTGTCTGACTCTTCTTCTGTGCAAATTTCTTTGCTTTCGATAAACTTACAGAATGAATAGAATCCAGTTAGGATCATAGACAACTGTAAACTGATACGGTTTTTGTTAGGTTCTTCTTTAATCGTTTCTTCAATAGAAGAACGGTAGAAGTTATAACGTTCAATCAACTTTTCCATATTGCGATGTTGCCATGAAATTAAATACGGAGTAAAACATTTGAATAGCGGAAGTGTATCAGGTCCGTTAATCTCTTGGTATACAGATTCCGTATTAATTGAAGGCACATTAAAACGTAAGTATCTTGCTTCTGCTGATGTTTCTAATTCTTGGGCATATTCAGCGGTTGTAATTACGTTCGCATTGAAATAATTGATATCAACCATTTCAGATTTTGTATTCAATCTACCACGAGTTTTACCGTTGTAGATATTATGAATAATGTGATTCATTGTTTCAATTGGATACTCTTTACTAGGCTTGAATTCATCACAAACACAAACACAGCTACCAGTGGCCTGAATTGCGGCTTCCAAGTGCTTAGGAGTCTGGTTACTAAATGCTTGCACTTTTGTATCAGTAGCGAAATCACCATAGAAGTTCTGGATGATTCTAGCTAGTGAAGTTTTGTGACTATTCGATGGACCTAATAAGAATAAATGTAATCCATTTACGTTAGCATCTAAGATATGCTTGATTGGCGCACATAGCGCAAAACCAATTAATCCGTCTACTAGTAATGGATCATGCATTCTACGTAATGTAGTCCATAAGGTATGTGAAATTTTTTGAAGAGTTGCATCATCGCATAGAGCTAATTGATAGTGAAGCGATTTAGATAGATCAACTCCAATCAGTTTATTCTCTACTACTTTCCCATCAACTACAGATACATATTTACTAAGATATGTTTTAAGTGTTCCACCTTTAATAAATAGATCAGGACGTAACGTATCCTTAATGTCTTCAGCCGCAAAACTTTTGATATGCGGTCCAGAAGAAGGGAAAGAAAAACGTTCCGTAGGTGCAGCTAATGTATTCTTAGCACAATAGAAGATATCAGCTTCTCTATCCTTACGTGTAGTATCAATTAAATTGATATCAACACTATAAAGTTTATGCCAGAACTTTTTGTAATCTACTAAATCATCAACTGTAAAGATTACATGTTTCTTAACTTTAGATTTAGAATAATGGACTAATGCATGAATTTCAGCATTCTCCCAACATGAATCTAATTCTTCAGTCTTTGGTTTATTACGACCCTTCATTGAAACCATTCGATAGATACCACGAACAACGAAATCAGAAATCTGTTTCTTCTCTGTTACATTCGTAGCTTTATCAGTTTCTTCAATCCAATATGCGCTATTCTTTGTATAGTAAACCGAATCCTTAATACGAGTGAATGCACCATCGTTTAACTGTTGAACAAGTTCATCGTCTACACCTGTAAGATCAGAGTATAAATAACGTAACTCATTTTGATCTGCACCATTCCATAACTCTTTTGCGAATCGTTCACAGTAACTAAAACGTGCAGAGTTACGACTTTCCTCTGAGAACGTCTTTATGAGCGTTTCAATTGTTGAGTATATGTATTCAGGAATTGATTTTTTAAAATCACTCGACCTAAACAAAGCGAAGAATGCACTCTTACCATTATCTTTGTTCTCTTTTAGATAATCGTCTAAGTCATACTTATCTCTTTGCTCAGGCCAGTAAATTGTTTTAAACTCATGAACTTTAAGAATGTTATAAACATCAATGATATTATTAACAGTTGACCTAGACTCTTTTGCGTCAGGATTTGCTAATTGAACATCAGGGAAATAAATAACACGATCAAAGAAACCTTCAAATGTTTTTAACTTATTGTTACCAGAAAGTGAACCTGTGCAGAATACATTTTGAATAGCTTTAGAAGCTAGTTCTGGATTGTCCCATAACCTTGCAGCTATTTGGACACGATTCATTTCACCTTCTACGATGCCTACATTTTTACATGTAACAGCATGATTCAATCCATACATTGAAATTGTTTGTTCACTCAAAGCACTACGATAAATCTGCTTAGTCTCTTCCATTGTTCTAGCACAAATGCCAACTAACGCACTCTGCTTATTATACAAAGGAAAGACAATTGCTTTATTTTCCATATCAGGAAAACGAGCGAAACCAATTTCATCTTGGTTCTTTTTGTCAGTATCAATATCGTATTTCTTTAAGATTGATTCAACGATTTGTTTTGCAGGCCAAACACCAATCTCTAGAAGATCAAAGAACTTCTCTTCAAAAGGTATTTCACGAAGTTTGCAATATGCACGAAGCACATAAGATTGCTTAGTATCTGTGCTTTCTGCGAACATTGCATTAGCTGTATTTCTACAAGCTTGATAAATATCATGCAATGCTTCTTGATGCTTTGTATAATGTTTAATCGCACTTAGCATATCACTTGGAATGGGTTCATTCAAATAATTAGCTAAGTAAACAATAGAATCATAAAAACCTTTACAAGTCTTTGTCACTTGTAACAGGTCAAAATGATTGTAGACCTTGCCGACCTTTCCAACATAATTGGATTGATCGGCAAAGTCAGTTAGGGTATTCGATCTACTAGCATAAACTAATGACGGATGCTCGTCTTTGCGCCATGCGACTTTTGCACGTAGACGGGAATTGTCTTTAGTAAATTGAATACCTGTTAATTTTGTATAGAACTCGTTAATAGGAATTCTTTGTTTCAGTCCATTGATAAAATCTGCGGGGATTTTACCTGGACTCTTTACTTTAGCCATTTGTTAATCCTGTCTACGCAACCTGCAAGCATATCATTCTGTTACACAAAAAGCAAGTGAATTTTATTTTAAGGACATACTAAATATATAAATGTTGAACACCTTTTAAGTATCTATCTAAACGAGTTTTGGTAACAATAGAACCCCAAACATCGGTTTCGATAGTTTTCTTAAAGATGAACTTACGCTCAGTGACAGGTCTTGTTTGCCCTCTACGATGATTACGTTTTCTTGACTGTGCATATTGATTGTTATCATCTACTGCGGAAGGGTAATAAGTATAGTTAGCTTTAAGCCAAGTATGACCATACATGAATGCGCCTGGATGCGCTATCATAATTCTGCATTCAGGATTTTGCAACCATAAAGTAAGTTGCTCTTTCTGCTCTGTATCAGTCATTCCACCTTGACCATATGCACAAAGATAGTCTTTTGATAACTCTGTTAAGTATATCTTTAGTTCTTCTCTGAATCTAGTCCAGATAATAACATTGTCATCAGGATTAATTAAATCTAATTTTAGCTGTTTCTTAACGGCTTCTAGTTTTGGGTTGTAATCTAAATGGATAGGGGTCTTAACTTTGAATTCATCTACATGATAAACGAATCCAGAATAAGCTTGAAGTAACTTTGCTCGTTCTGACATTTCGTTTTCAACATAGATTTCTCTATCCATATTAGCTTTGTTGTCAACCAGCTTTAAATAACCATCCTCAATATCCTTACATACCTGACTGTGATCTGGATGCATTTCTACGAATACATCAAACTCTTTACCTCTATGATAGGGTGGAAGATTAAGATATTCTTCAGAAGTCATGTAAATAGATACAGCTTCAATTCTAGCTTTAATTTCTTGTTCAGTATTTCTACGAGGAAAGAACTTTGATTTTCCAGGTCTAATTTCTCGTGATACCCCATAACGTTGTTCCATTGCATCGTATGAATCGCCTAACCAATTACCTACACATGACATTAATCCCCATAACTGGAAGATTGAGTTAGGTGCTGGTAATCCAGACATAAGCATACAATATTCAAAATCTTTGCTCAACTCTTTGAAGCAAGTTCTAATCTTAGAGTTATGTCCTCTAAGTTTCGTAGCTTCATCGAAAATTATGTTTTTAAATCCTTTTTTAACAAAGATATTTCCCTTGATGTATTCGTCATCATCGTCTAAACAATATAACCTAAATCTATCTGCATTAATAATAAAGCAATCTGCGTAAGGATTATTAATATTATCCATATCTTCACGCAAATTTAACATGGTCATATCTGAGAACTTGTCTAACTCACCATTCCAATTCTCTTCACCATGTAATGTTTTAGGCGCGACAATTAAAGTTGAACCTTTTGGAATAAGTTTATTATTGTATAAATGTTGAGTAAACGATAATCCAATTCCAGATTTACCTAATCCCATATCAAGGAATAAACATCCTCTTTTAACTGCTAGACTAAATAGAATTGCTCTACGTTGATAGTTATCGAGAATGATTCCAGGCTTTTCATACATGCCTCTTTCATTCCACTCTTGGTCAATTTCATCATCAAGCATTGTCTTATATTTTTGAGCAGCAAGAATATCTTTATATTCTGCCAATAATAGTTCTCTAACTTTCATCGCTGCATCTGTATAACTAAGTTGCCAATCGTATAACTTGGCAGACTTAGATAAATCTAAGAGATTATTGATGCAGATTTCTGAAGTGTATTCTTTAAATTTTTTAATTGCACGGAATCCAAGGAACGAAAGATCATTTGCTCCATGAAACCTAAACTTATCACCGCTTATATCTACTAGAATGCGCTTTGGTGGCAGCATCAATAACTTCCTCCCAATTAAAGATTGGTAATCCCAGATATTGTTCCATTGACATTTGACCATCTTCTCGTATATCTAATGGACGAATATACCTAATCTCATCACGAAAGAATATCAAACCTATTCCATAAGCGCCAACCTTTTCAAGATCGTCTAAACGCTTAGTTTGCATCTTTGTGAATTCATGAGATAAGATCGAATTACCAGAATCATTCTTTACTTTTTTAGATTCCATAGGAATGAAGTTTCCATCCACCATAGAATAAATATCGGGAGTCCCGCGCCGTAATGGATCTTGTTGCTTCTGTATCCATATACGAGAGCCGAACTCCCTTATTGTATCATCTACGAATTTGCTCGACTTCTCTGTTTCTCTGGTCAACTGGCACTCCATATTTATTTAGAGTGAAAGCATGGTGCAAACGATTCACAAAATCCAATCTCATGCATCGTTGTGTTGCGGCTTGAAATGCAGGATTTAACATTCCAACTAAAACCTCTTCTAGAAAGACTTCGTGATCATCTGTTTCACATTTCGGTAAAGCAATAACTCTTTTCGTGGCATCAAAATCTATACCCTTAAATGTTACTACCTGAAACTGTGGAGTAGATGAATCAATAAAAGAAAGTTCGATATCAAAGTTGTAATCTTCTTTAAGGGTTGACTTCAAGATAAAGATACCTCTTTTAAGATTTAAGGCATCTGCGTAATCGTGACGTAAGTTTCTTCCAATAGTAAAATGGGTAGGAAGGTTTTTATTCCATTGATGGACTAAAACCAATTCCCCCACCAGTTCATTTAGGGTATCATCAAAAGACGCAAGCATACGGGGTTTTGTTCCGTCTGCGTTTACGATAACTTGTGCTGTCCCTCTTATTCTATCATTCTCTATCTGAGCCTTACCAACTTCTAAAAGATGTAAACTCGTCATAACTTTCCTTCCAGAAAGGCCCAATAGGGCGGGTTGATGAATGATTAATAAACCACTAAGTATATATCTTATAACATAAGAGTGAAGGTTTTTGCATGTTGAAGATAACAAACATTGAATTCATCGAAAGAACGATGATGCTTGATGGCGATCCGTGGAGGTTCACGGATAGACCTTATATTATTCCAATTATTAATGACGATCCCTACAAGCTATTATTGATGACAGCTAGACAGTCAGAAAAGTCAACTTCAACAGCAGGTAAACATATAGCTTCTGCTTGTAGAACTCCGCATCAATCATCATTGTATGTTAGTCCTACAATGACTCAGACTTCTGTATATAGTAGAAAGAAGATTGATGCAGTATTTGAACAGTCACCTTTATTAAAATCAAACTTCTGGCCTGGATCAAAAGGATTTAGTGTAACTGAAAAGAGATTGAAGAATAACCATACAATGTATTATCGTTCTGCTTATCATGATGCAGATACAATTCGTGGTCTATCTACAGATCGCACATTCTTGGATGAACGCCAAGATATTGTGAATGACTGTATTCCAGTTATTGAGGAATGTTCGTCACACAAACCTCATGCCGTATTTATGGAAACAGGAACCCCTAAAACATTATCAAATGGTATTGAGTATGATTGGCAATTGTCTACTCAGAATGAATGGACTGTTAAATGTTTGCATTGTGGACATTGGAATATATTAGGAATTAAAAACGTCATTCCTAACAAACCTGGATTATGGTGCGAAAAATGTTCTAGGACTATTTATACTCAATATGGTGTTTGGATTTCATACGGTAAGAATACAGCAAAGATTCATGGTTATCGGTTTCCTCAAATTATTCTCCCTAGCGTATATATCAATTGGGAGAAGTTATTTGTTAAAATGGAAACTTACACTATTGCAACATTGATGAATGAAGTATTTGGTCATTCTTTTGATGCAGGTGTAAAGCCAATTACTAGAGAAGAAATTGCTAAGTGTTGTGATGAAGAACATAGAATGAATCTTAAATCTAACGCTAATCAGTTAGGCTATGAAGTATATGCGGGAATAGATTGGGGAACTGGCGATATGGGTTTTACCGTATTGCATATTGGACATTACAATCCTAATAATAATAAAATTGAGATTACTTACGCGAAACGATATATAGGTAAAGAAGCAGAACCCGAAGCAATGCTACAGGATATTGCAACTAAATTAATTGATAATTGCGTTATGATTTGCGGAGTTGACCACGGTTTCGGTTACGGTTTAATTGATAGATTGAAATCTATGGTTGGCGCTAAATGTAAAGTAGTAGCCTTCCAACACACAAACTTTAAAGGCTTTGTAGGCTATAATAAAAAGGGAACTCATTACGTAACATCTAGAACACAAGTTATGGCAGATACCTTTGAGGCTATTAAAAAAGAATTCTTTAAATTTCCAGCATGGAATATATATGAAACTTTTGCTAGTGATTTTATGAATATTGAAGTTGAATATAATGAACGAATGAGAACAATGAAATATGATCATATACCTACAAACCCTGATGATGCTTTCCATTCGCTTCTTTATCTTTATATAACATATCTAATTAGAGTAAAGAAACGCGCACCACAAACTTATGATCCCGGACGCGATGAAGCTTGACAGGTTTATTTCCTTATGACTCAACGTGCTAATAAAAAGAAACTCGTTAAAACTATTCATACCAAAATTAAAAATAGTCGTAAAGACTGGAATCATAAAATATCGACTAAATTAGTTAAAAATGCTAAAATGATTGTAATAGGTGATATTGAAAGTCAAAAGTTAATACAGACTAAGTTGGCTAAATCTGTATCTGATGTAGCTTGGGGTCAACTAAAATCTATGTTTGTCTATAAAGCTAAGAAGCTTGGCATAGATTTAAGAGTTATTAACGAAGCCTTCTCAACGCAAACATGTTCTAAGTGCAAACAAAGAACAGGCCCGAAAGGTTTAGTTGGGTTGAGAGTAAGAGAATGGATTTGTAGTTATTGTGGATCTATCCATGATAGAGACATTAATGCTGCTAAAAACATTCTCCGTATGGGACTACATACGCCAGTAGGGAATTTCACTTAATTTAATTAGGTGAAAGGTAGTCAAGATCCAGCTAGGGACCCGTTGGAAAAACTGTGCTATGATTAGTCATGGCCGATTTCAATGACTGAGGCGAACAATATATGAACCCTTCTGAACTACTTTTAATAGCCAACAAAATTGCTGAGAGTCATTTAAGCTCTGGCAAAGACCTCAATGAAGCTATTATAAAGGTTGCCTCTGAAAAGAACCTTTCCAAGAGTCAGATTGAACGTCTTGTTGAAGAAACAAACAAGGCTACGTTTTTAACTCTTCTCGAAAAGAAGGGTGAACAAGAATTCCCAATTGCTAATTACGAAATTATTAAATCTGG